CCAAAATTTGACATATTTACACCAATTATTCGTCCAAGCGTATTTACAATTACATTTCCAGAAGCTCCAAAACCACCACCACCTAAGATTTCAACTCTTGGTGGACCACAGAATTTTGTTGCAAGATCACATCCACCAGAAGTTAAATCAATATCCCCAACACCTAAGGCTTCACCAATACTTCCAATCAACTCAGCAGCTCCACCGGCACCAAGAGTATCCATAACTCTATTAAAATTATCAACATTTCCCTGACTTACTCCCTCAGCCATTGAATAAGTTTCCGGTGGCTTACAAAGTTTGCTGGAATCTGAACAATTTAAAAGACCCTTGATAATTCCAAGAATGCCCATTGCTTGACTTAGAATATTTCCAACTGAACCAAGAGCCCCCCCAATGACTTGGTTAATTTGCTGAAGTAGTGGTTGAAGTGCCGCATCTAAAGAATTTAATATCTTATTTAAGAGCTGACCAACAAAGTTTTCAATTGCACAAAGAGCTGCACCTACAGCCTGATTTACAAAATTGAATAGAGAATCTAGCACCAAATCAAATAGAGATTCTAGAAGTTTTTTGAATAGGCAATAGATTTCATTAAGTATAACATCTAAAAGACTTGCAGCCTTTGCATGTTTTGGTTTTGGAATTAAATTACTCAGAGCCTCATTAATTGCCTTACTTATTTTCTCAAAGAGAATATTCATTCCCTTCTTAATCAATCCAGTAATAAAACCAGTCACCAAAGATGCAACTGCTCGAATTTCTCCAGTAATATTGGAGACCTTATTCATTACAGCATTGTAATAAAACCCAGCAAACTGATAATAATTCTGAAGTTTTTTTAGAAGCTTTTCAACTGCCAAGAGAATTTTATTGATAGCATTATTTTCACAAATTGATACAGTCTGATGCTTATCATCAATTCTTTCTGATATTATTTTATGTGCCGCAGGAATAGTTTCCTTACTCGTGGCGGAAACGTCATCAATTCCAGATTTATTGGTAGCTTTGGTTTCTCCAGGATCATTAACATTTCCAACACCAGTTCCTACATTCTTTCCTCCAGGGTTAGTGGCTCCCAAAGAATTATGTGCCGATGGAGATTCTGGATCAAATGCCTTAAATTCTGAGCACAACTTGGAAGCTATGCTCTGTGGAGTTATTTCTGGTCTAACAAAGGATGGCTTATAGAGTGATCCAAAGATTACTGGTTGCTGAGCATCATCCCCATCTAGGAAAAACCCTATAACCATCTCACCACCCTTATAGTCGTGAGATATTCCCTGCTTCACCACACCATTACTTTGACCTGGAGGTATTAGAATATGTGCCCAGGGAAGTTTATCATCAGGCAATTCACTACAATTTCCAGTATGATAGCCAAATATCCTAACCTTTACTCGACTGTAGTATAAATTCTCATCAGCAATCTTTGCAGCAAGATCAGACTTCTCCCACTTACTAGTTTTTGGTAAAGCAATTTGACCTATCCACCAGATAAATCCGTCTCTACCCAAAAAATTGGTCTTAAGTAATTGATTTGATGACTGATCTAATAGCATTAGTTTCGGTAAATTTTATAATGAGGATCGTCTGTATACTTAGTTAATATTGGTTTTAATTTCATAGGAATCTCTAACTAAACTTAGGTAAGTAAAGCATTGATTTCCCTCAAAGGTATGACATAGATTAGAAATCATATAGTTTCCAGTGTGCTGAGATTCATAACTCTTCTTTAAAGGATTTGCAGTTGACTCAGGAATTTGGCAAGTTATTACTTGACCAGCTCTTAAATCTAAATTGCAGGGAATAGTTATATTCAATATCTGAGAAAATAGTAAGTTGTATCTTACAACCGCCTCTGCCTGATATTTAGGCAAATTTGAGGTCTCCTCAATCTTTCCCGCATCAGTAAGATTTCCTACATCCAAAGTTCTGAGTAGGTATCTTGATGGGAAATTTTCAATACCAGATGGAAGTTTAGGATACTGACTGGTGCCTGCAGAAGTTTTTAAATTCTTGCTATACTTTTCACTCAACTTATATTCAACCTTAGTTGCTTCATTTTTATACAAATTATAGAACAAGCTAGTATTTGCATACATCCCAAGTCTTAATGAATTTAAGATATCATTATTTTTACTTATATTAGATGAAAGTATTCTAAACCTATTATTCTCATCATAAGATTCAGCAGCTTCTGTTTGAGTGTAGGTGAACACACTTTCCCCAGTAATAAGAGTATTTACACTCTTATAGAAGTATCCATCCAATGTCTCATAGAAAAAATACCCAGCAGTACCAAATCCTCCATCCCCAGGGGGAACTGATTTTGGGCATAGCCAAGTAATAATATCAAATGGCCGCTTAGTGTTTCCAATAAAGGAATACTTATTTACAGTTTTTTCAACATTAATTGTCTTACTAGACTTTAGTGTGGAGAATATTCGATTAACGCTATCACTTATAGTTGTATCAAATCTATTACTAACTCGAACAGTTTCGTTTGCAAAGGTTTCCTTACTTACAAGTTCAGTAGAAAATATTGCACTTGTGGAACTTTTATCTGCACTTACTCGTCTAACAAATAGTCCCTTTCCCGTTGTACTAAAATTTAACTTACTTGTGCAGCCAGGAACATTTACTTGAAAATTAACTTCCTCTCCACCAAAAATATCAAATCCCCCTGGAGCATTACTCACATCAACAACTGCAAAGTCTAATTTTGCAGTAACCGTTGGGGATAAAATATCCTCATAGTATGAGAGTGATGCAATAGAATTATTTGATAAATCAATAGAATTAGCTCCACCGGACAGTGGAGTTATCTTAAATTCATCATAGATGTAATTATTTTCTGCTGACATTATCCAACACCATAGGTAGTATGCATATACAAGTTAGTGAGGGGATTTCTAATATTGTTATTTAGACTCATACCCGAAGGCTTCCCTGAAACGATATTCCCCGAAGGTACAGCTCTTTCACCAGAATTCACAAGTATGATTGGCTGATAGTTTGTATTTGTAGATATCTTTTCCACAATGGACTTTTTAGATTGCCGCTTAGGCTCAACCTTCGTCGATCCTCCACCACCAATATACTCAAAATGCCAAGGCTCATATGAAAAACTTGCCCAACTTGGACGAATCCACCCATATCTTCTTCCATTTTTAACAATCCATTCCTGTGCTCCTGGAGATGATATGTCAATAGCTCTACCCCACCCATGCACAGAAGTTCCAGGTTCTGCGGCATCCTTACCATAGCGTTGTTTCATAATAACTTGCCCGGCAAAATCTCGATAACCTTCATTTAATATAAAATTTACACCATCCTTCCTAGCGGCTTCTTTCATTGCAAGATATGCATCTGCTGCCGGAGTCCACAATCTAGCCCCATCACCCACAGCTTTAAGCTGATTATCCTTTAGTCTACCATTAGACCCATCAGGATTTTGTTCTCCGCCTGGAGGAAAATAAGGTACTATAGGTGGAATAATTGGGGGAACCCTAGTTGGTTCTTCTTCCTGAGGCATGAGGTTGGTAGCCTTGGGGGCAGCTATGACACCACCAGCCTCATTAGATATAGGTTGAGTTTGGAAACTTTTAATCTTCTGAGGAATTGCTTCCGTTGTTTCAGAAGTCCTAATGGAGGAAAGATTAGTATATTTGGTTATTATACTATCTTCCTTTCGTCTTAAAGTATTGGAATCTTTTCTAAAATTTATTGTAAAGGATTCAATTGCCTGTATAAGATCTTTAGCATCGGACTCAATAATTTTTATACTTCTCTCAGTATAATCGTTTATAATGTTTTTAGCCATTATACTAAGATATTAAATTGTGCCTGAACTACATCTGGATATGGATTGTTGAAATTTTTGGAGTAGCCCGGAGGAATTGCAGATCCTGCGGATATTTGTTCTCCTGAGGATGATTTTGCGGCAGATGCCCCCATTGGAAGTAATATTGGTTGAGTTGTGCCTGAACCACCATCTGAAGGTACATATGAACTTACAATCTTATTATCAGCCGATGGGGCTGGAGATCCCACCTGAGAGGTTGCAACTTGCCCTGGTGGAGCAGATTCTTTTTCTGGAGATGAAGAAATTTCTGTAGATTTTTTAGACTTTGCTTTATTAGATTCCGCATTAGATTGATTTCCCCTAATTTGCCTAAGTACAGTCTTTAGCTTTTCATAGTCAATACTTCCAATGTTTCCTGGAAGAACATTTCCACTTGCACTCTTAAGTGCTCCCCACTCATTCGAAAGCCCTTCACTAAATTGTTCATCTGTCAGCTTTCCGGCTAACCACGCATTTCCCTGTCGTTTATTTTCTATGATTGATACTGCCATCTTATCCTGATTTTCAGGACTAAAAAGATCTTTATTTGGATCCAATCCCGCAGCTGTTGCCTGTTCTTTGGGAGTCATAAACTGGTATCTTCCTACTGCCCCAGTTGCCTTTTTATCAACCTCAGCAATAGTCATTTTGGTTGCTCCTGGGAGATAGGTACTAGGATTCATTGATTCGTAGCTATCCTCCGTAGCTTCTCCAGAGGCAATTAAATCTAATAGGGGTTTCCACTGACCAGCAGAAGCACCACCACTACCACCACTAGTTCCCAAGCTCTCCATAGCCATAGCCGCTGCACCTAAGCCAAGTGCTCCCAGAATAGAAGTATTAGCAGAACCATAAGAATCTTCACTATCATTAGTGTCACTAAGAACTTCTAGTGCCTTAGTTTTTTTAACTGTGCCAGTAGTATTTTGGGTAGGTGGTGTCTTACTACTCTCACTATACTGTGCCAGAAGTAGACGTTCCTGCCTATCAACTTCCCGTTTTCTAGACTGTAGTTCTAATTGAAATTGACTTGACAGATTTGCAAATCCCCTCTGTAGGAAAATAAAGCGTTGTTGCAATGCACCAACCATTCCCTGAAGGATTTGATCATCTCTATTTTCCTGTATTATCCGTACTTCCTGAACCTTTGTAAGTTCTGTTTGCTGTTTTACTACCTGCAGAATTTGTGATAGATCTGAACCAGATACAATAACTGGTTCTGCAGGCACATTAGTTCGATTTACCCTAACATTAGAAGATGAGGACAGTGAGCCCGAAAAAAATTTATTGATATTAATTTTTTTGAGTTCATCCATTGTTAGCCTTTTCTTCTTTATCTTGTATGTGTTGTCTTAACAATTCTAAGTAAATTTCACGTTCCCATGGAATCATATTTTCAATTTCAGTCAAAGAATATTTATGAATGGTCATGAGTGAGAAATTTATTCTATAGTATGTTTCAAGATCTTCCTTTGCTAGGGCTAGGCGAAAAAATCGTTCAGTCCCTCAAGAACAACATCATTAACAATCTCAGTATTTGGATTCTTAACCTGAAGCTTGAGTGATAATTTTGGCATTGTTTCAAAAAACTGCTCAAGCTTTTTATATTGATGTGGGGTTAGTTTTTCAATATAAGATAGCAACTCATCTTCAGTACAGTCTGAGGCTGACCAGCACTCTTCGGTATTATATACAGTATCAATACACGAGGAAACTAACTTAAGATTTTTCTCAACATTAGCTACAGAGGTTCTATCAAGTTCAAAGGTATTCTCAATAAATTGTAGCAGAGAAGGATACTTCATTTGAATATTATATCCATTTTCCAAATCAATTGTAGAACTATGATTGTCTGGAACTACAACTTTAATTTGATCCACAAATATAGTTACTGGAACTTCAGTCTTACCATCGTCTCCACAGGTTATAATAAGTTCTATAGATTCTCCAATAGACTTAGATCTAATTTGTAGAAACAAATATTCAATATCAAATGCTGGCAGTTCTTCTACCTTAATCCCTCTAGTAATGATGCAGTTATCGAGGACTTGCTTGATTGCTCTTGAAATTTGACTCAGCTCCCTAGTTTCCAGGGCTAAAATTAATATCTTCTCTTCTCCTACAAAAAATGGACGAAACTTTACCTTCTTTTTATTGGAAGGAAGAATCAATTCATATTGTGGAGCAGTTTGTGTCGGTAATGGCATAGTTGTTCAATTTGATAAAGGTCTAGTCTTAGGCAAATGTGCTGGATATGGGGGTTTCGAAATAGTCTCCCCAGGAGCTTTGAGTTGTCGCATCATTTATGGTTAGTGATGGACCAAATGCTGGAGAAGATTGGAGAACAATATACCTACTATAGTTAAAGGTCACCGTATATGTCAATATATCAGACCCATTATAACTTACTGGAGAAGCTATAATATTGTTTGGATATGCCTTTATGAATTTATAGGTTAAGTAACTACTATTCTTAAACCTTGTCTGGTTTCCATCAGCTTCAATACTGTTCAGATCTCGTTCAAATTTAGTAACCAAGATATTTTGGGTATACTGATCTGGATAACGAAGTCTATAGTAACTATTCTCCGCAGAAGCATCTTGAGATGTTTGTCCATTGGATAAACTTGGGGCCTCTCTTCCAGAATTTCCGTAGAGTGGATTTATATAGTTTGTCCATTCTTCAAAAAATCGAATAATTTTATGATTAGAGTCCACAAAGAATGTCATTGCAAGTTCAGGGTATTGTTTATAGAGTGGGTACTTTTCAACAATTCCTTGACGATTTCCAATTACCTCGGAAGCCTTAAATGCTGGTCCAGGTAAAATTGTATTGGAGCATAACAACTCAATATGTTCAAGTGGATCCAATCCTTCAGAAACATTATAATCCAAAACACCAGCCTTAGCCAGTCTGTTAAGAAGACCTCCACCAAGACCATTATCATTATTTGATAGTGGAAATGCGACTTTAAAAAACGAAGTTACAGATACTTTACTAAAAGTTCTCCGTATTTTTTCTATTGGATAATGTAATGTCTGGTTAGAAGACATTTCTAAATAGTACTGGGTTGTATACTATGTATATGTATTATAGCGGAAAATTTTCCCCAAAAAATTACTCAAAGTATAAGGGGAATCCAACCAAAATTGAATATAGATCTTCATGGGAACTTAAGTTCATGAATTACTGCGATATGAATTCTTCCATTTTGGAATGGAGTAGTGAGGAAATTATAATTCCATATTTCTGTCCAGTTCAAAACAAGTATCGCAGATATTTTGTAGACTTTTATATAAAAGTTGTTGAAAAAACTGGAGATATTAAGAAATACCTAATAGAAATAAAACCAAAATATCAACTATCAGTTCCAAATCAAAATCCTAAAAAGAAGACTAAACGATGGATTACTGAAAACACGACCTATGCGACAAATCAAGCAAAGTGGAAAGCAGCTAAAGAATACTGCGAGGATAGGTTAATGGAATTTAAAATTTTAACGGAGGATGATCTTAACGTATGATAGACAAACTAGGCAAATTACTTAGAGATATACAAGATCCAAATAGTCAGTATAATCGCCGCCTAAGATTTGAAAAGAATCTAAAGCGCAATCAAAAGGCATTTGATAAGTATAAGAAATCTCAAAGTTCAAGCGAAGATGTAGATGAGACTGAAGAAGTTTCGGAAGAAATTCTCAAACCTTCGGAACGAATACTACTGAGAAAGAATAGAGAATTTGGTGGAAAATTTGCATCGACTGAGTGGTATAGGGGTGCAGTGGTTTCAGAATTGGAACAGATTCAGGGAAATTACGATACGACAGATCTAGGAGACACCTTTGGATTTGAAATTGGAAAATTTTATAGCTTCAATTATGATGCGCTATATCCAGACAGATACCCCTTCTGGGACCAGTTTCCTCTTTCAAAAATTTTAACCATGGACATTGATAATGAAAAGGGCACTATCTACTTCTTAGGAGCAAATATACACTATCTAACTCCGGATGGTGGATACCGGGGAAAGGTGGCCATTAACATGCTAAATAGTATGAATTATGTTCCAGATGTCTGCCTACATACATATGTACTTAGTGGTATTAGTAATCCATTAAGAGTTCCTGATGATGATGTAGACGGTCTATCAGATTTCATAACTGAATCTTTTGTAGACAATAAAGGTAAACGAGTCAGTCCAAACAAAGTTTGGAGAACCTAACCCATAATGGCAACTCCCGCTGCAGCAAAAAACACTATAATTACTGTCCCACTAACAGATTCGGTAGGTGACCAGTACTATGCTGACGTATCATCAGCCGGAGCAGATGTAGGAAAAATTATAATACTAAGAGATACTAACAGATATCCAGTAACATATTCTGCAGCCCAAACATTAATAACAAATTCAGAAAATTCCAATTGGACTAGTGATATTAATAAGTCACTAAGAGCTGCAAATTTATTTACTCCTGGTTCTCCTCCAAAATTTAACAGTGCTAATGCAACTATAGCAGAAGGAAATTATACTCAGCAGTATGATCAAAATTTAAATTCAATTTTAAATAATGAGTTAAATTTACAGAATACAAATAGATTATCAAAGGCAATTGCAGCTCAAGCAATGTCCCCAGAAGCTCCAATCACGACTGGGGTTCACATATTTCCAATCGATCTAATTGCAAACAAATCAGATGCATCTAGATCAAGAGGAAATTCTCAAGATTGTATAAGAATAAAGGCTCTAAAGTATACTCCGCCTCAGGAGGGATTTCTTGAGAGTGTTCCAAAATCAAAGCCATCTGTAGGTGCCATTGCAAAATTTGGAATGGCATCACTAAATCAAGCAGTTCCTAAGGGAATGAACTATCAGGGAGAAGTAATTCTACCAATGCCAAGTGAAGTTAGAGATACCCTAAAGACTGAGTGGGGCATTTCCGATATTTCAGCTCTTGGATTTGCAATGGTTGGAAATATTGCAGGAATGCAAGAATTACCTGGAGCATTCGGATCAATCAAGGCATTTGGAGATATACTTGGTATTGGAGCAAATGCAACTGCAATTGGATCACTCATCAAGTCATATGCATCTGGGGGTCCAGATCTGCAACGAATTATCAAAAATGATGCTATTTCTTCTATCATTTCTAGAATTAATCAACAGGTAAATCCATTAGATCTTCTCACAAGATCTACCGGAAAGACCGTAAATGCAAATGCTGAACTACTCTTCAGAGCACCATCACTTAGAGTTTTTGAATTAAACTGGAAACTATCTCCAAGATCTGCAGCAGAAGCACAAGAATTAAGAAAGATTATTAGATTCTTGAAGGTAAATATGCTTCCTAGAATTACTGATGGGAGTGCGGTTTTACTTCAAACTCCCAACGTATTTGTGATGACATATGAAAGAATGGATGGTTCCCCAAATAAGAGTCTTCCTAAACCAAAGATTTGTGCTCTAACTGGGTTTTCTGCAGATCATACTCCAGATGGAGTTGGGTGGGCATCCTATGAAGATTCTCATCCAGTTTCAACTGTAATTACTACCAGATTTGCAGAATTAACTCCCATTTTTGCTAATGAGTATAGCTCATCAACCGGAGACGACGTAGGAATCTAATGGCATACTTTAAAAATTTACCGAACATACTATATCCATCACTGAGAAATGGTAAGAAGTCTTCGCATGATTATACTCTGATTAAAAATTTATTCAAGTACGCAAAGATATCTGATGGCCTACTTGACATTTATGTAGCATTTGAAGACTACCAAATCATTGGAGATGATCGTCCAGATAATGTTGCAGAAAAGTACTACAATAATTCAGGATTAGACTGGATAATCTTAATCACCAACAACATTCAAAATGTACGTGAAGATTGGCCAATGCCACAGAAGATCTTATACAATCATCTCTATGAGAAATATACGGAGGCTGAGCTTGAGCAGGTAAAATACTATGAGACTATTGAAGTTAAAAATTCAAAGAATCACATTATACTTAAGAGTGGAATAAAGGTTCCGCAAAATTTTACTATTAGATATGTTGATGATAATGTTGTCGAAGAAACAAATCCAGTTAATGCAATCACCAACTTAGAATATGAAATTCAAAAGAATGATGAAAAGAGGTCAATACTTCTACTGAGACGTGAGTACGTTCCAATTTTAGAGAAGGATTTACGAAGCATATTCCAGTATACTAGGTCTTCCGAATTTGTAGACGAAAAAACAATACGAGTTGAAAGTCCCTGCATACTATAAAGCCTCCCCAGAGGGGAGGCCTATTAACTCAATCAGTCGTCTACCAACTTTTGAAAGTAGCTAAGTGCATCGTCTTCATCATCAGTTGAAGCGATGGAGGAAACAGATCCTCGCCCATCTTCTTCATCATCAAAGGATTCATCAACCGGAGCAGATTTAGTTGCTGCAGCCTTACCAAGAACAACTTCTAAACGAGCATTAAGTTGCTCATGAGTCTTAAACTTGTCCTCAGAAATAATCTCCTTCAAAGAGAATTCCTTCTTCCAGATTTCTTCCAGAAGATCATCATCACCACCAAGAAGAGGTGCTGCAGCTGAGAATTCGCTTGAGTCATAATTCCAATAACCAGCAACCTTCTTAATCTTCAGCTTAAAATCTGCACCCTTCCACAGATCAAAGGGATCTACAATTGCCTCATCCTCAAATTCCGGCTTCATTGCCGCTTGGATTTTATCAAAGATCTTCTTACCATACTTAAAGAGGAATACCTTGCCCTCGTTTTCAGGGTTTTTTGGATCCTTAATCACATAGATGTTCGAGAAGTAGGAAAGCTTACGCTTACGTGCTCTAGCGATTTCCTTGTTTGCATCGGAACCGCTGTTCCAAAGAATGCTGTTAGATTCACATACTGGGCACTTTCCGCCAACAGTTGTGAGACAGTTATCGATTAACCAGCCGCCAGTTGCCTGAAAGGCGTGATTATAAAGCTTTGCCCACGGAAGTTCTTCACCATCAGGTGCTGGAAGAAACCGAATAACGGAATACCCATTACCAGTTCCATCAACTTCGGGCTTCCAGAGTCTATCGTCTGAAGCTCCACTAGAATTACTATTCAGTTTTTCAACTTCCTTAACAAGCTTTGCAGTAAGGCTGCCGAGATTAGATTGTTTTTTGAGATTTGAAAATGACATTGGATGTGTTGGATGTGTTGGATCGTTTGTACTTGTTCATCATAGCAGGGTCAATCAAGATTGTCAAGGGCATCCCGGACATCAGTAAAACCTTGCAGCATACGATCTATTCGCTTCTCCATTTGAGCAAAATACTCATAGAGTGAAGTATCTGGGGGCATATCGTTAAGTCCCCGTGCAGTGGCTATCATTCTTTTCAGAACATCCTTAGCCTCTGGATCCTCCATTAACGAAAATCGTGTGTATATAAGTTTTTGTCTTTCTACTAGTTCTTTGAGTAATTCAATTTGTTCAAATTTGTGATCAATATCAAATGCATCCCGAGAAGAACTTCTCTCCAGAATTTTTTTCTGGAGAGCACTTATCTCAGAGACTTCTTTTCTAATTAATTCAGAATTGAATAAATCACTCATCAGCTTTGGTCACCTTTCCTCCAGGGCTATCACCAGGACCTTCAGTTTGTGCTTCATCATCAGTAGGTAGTTCCACCCCCTGGCCAGTAAGATATTCAATAATACCCTGAAGCTTCAATGCGATCTCCCGCTTTTCTGTTAATTGATTATTAAGATTTTGAATGTCGCCAACGAGTTGCCTTTGCTGTTCGACACAGCTTTTAAGATGAGTTTGCTGTTCAGTCATTTGTAACTTTCTCCTTTAAAATTATTTTATAGGTATCCGATTCAATTTGCATAAATGGTCGATATTTCCTAATCCTCATACTATAAAACTTCCAAATTGGATCATTCAATATTCTATCATAATTTTTGACATAATGCAAGATGTGATCAAGGATGACCATAGTTTCTATGGACACCTTATTTATGCTATGCAATTTAATTAATTTTGAGTGTTTTCCACATTCACAAAACATTACATCATCTAAATTACAATTTTCATCCAATAGAGTATTGATATTTTCCTTAAAGGTATACGTTAAACTATCAGTTCTAGATTTCCAAGTATTGTAGTAGGTGTTTCCACAATTTATGATTTCTCGAATCCATAATTTTTGAGAATCTGTACATTCAATAAAGCTTGCAAGAAAAAATTCTTTAATTTCCTCGTCATTTTTTTGCCTTGAAAGTTTTTCAAAAAAATAACGATCATTTCTCTTATTGAATGCACTCACACTTGCATTTGTCTTTCCATGATACTTAAAGTAATCAAAATTTTCTCTATTGAAATGATTCTTAAATGCTAAGTAAGTTTTATAGCATTCATGTGGTGTCATATTGCAAGTTTTGCCTTAGAAGATTTACGAAGATAGTTTAACTGCATGGCTTCACATCTCAAACGCTCCTTCAGTGGTTTTGAAAGAAGCTTTGGAACATTTTCAATATCAATACTATTGGTTTCGCAGTATTGAACTATAGCTTCAATATAATTGATATTGCCAGTTTTAACAAAATTTTCAATCTCAGTAGAAAATTTAGATTGACTTAAAAATTTATTCTTAAGTTCACGTTGTAGATCAGTGAGAATTTCCATAAG